GGTATTGCCTGCCGCCAGTATCTGGGCGAGTTGATCGCGTTGGTCGGCCATGTCAGTCCTCCGGGTTATCGACGGTTTGCGGCATCGGCTCTTTCGGCGGCTTCGGGTCGGCCTTGCCGTCGTAATCGAGATCGGGGATACCTTGGTATAGCAGACTCTCTGAAGCGCGACGCCTAGTCAGTCCAGCGAGGGTCTTTCCGTTGGCTTTATTCCATTTGTGGAATTCGGCGGCGGCTCCCTTGTGATCACCGGCATTAACCCGTTTGAGGAGAGTTGAGCGCTCAAGAGCACTCGCTCCACAGTTGTATGCGAACGACACCAGCGCATCGTAGCGATTTGCAGAGAGAGGCACCCGTACCAATTTGCGTACAGCCTTTTCAAACTGCTCCATATCTTTAAGAAATGCTTCATCGCATTGCTCGCGGGTCCATCGAGTAGTTGAGCCAATTTTATGCTCTCCGTGGGGTGGCCCAGTTGAACCCCAGCCACAAGTCCAGACCCCAGCCGGACATTTGTAGGCGTGATAATGCTCGCCCTTCTTTTGCAAACAACCCTCGAAATGCTGGATTAAATTCGCACCAGCTTTTGTCAGCTTGCGGTCCTCGTTCATCGCGGCCTCGCTGGCGTTGGCGGTGAAACAGGTGAGAACGGTATTGATGTCGAAGCAGGCGGCGGAACTGGCGACAGCCGGTTGCTCATTTCCAGCAGTGCTTCAAATTCCGACTTGTGCATCGCCAGCAGCTCGCTTTGCTGACGGGTCTGCTGCTGAAGTAGATTATTCAAATGAAAAGCCTGCCCCGTTATCAGGATCTGCAAGAAGTAAATCGCGGCTCCGACGCCGACGAGGACGATGACGACCACGCCCAATAAATAGGGGCTCTTGGCGAGGCCCGAGATGACGGCGTCGCTGGTAGCATGAGCGAGCTGCACCGTTGACTGCGGCGGCAGGAAGACCGGCGCGGAATATGGCGGCGGCTTTGATTGTGGTTGCTCGACATTAGTCATCGTGTACTCGGTGATCGTCATCATTTTGGGACCAGCTTTTTTGCGAAGTCCTCCAAGGTCAACGGCGGCGTCCCCTCTTGGGTCCTGAGCCGGTTCTCGTGGTCGAACAGGATCTGCTGTTCCGGTGTCGGTGGCGGCGGTGGTGGCGGCTCGGGCTCGACGTAAGGGTCGGCGACGCCGCCGTCCTCGACCCATTGCAAATACTCCGCGTAGTCGCGGTTGGCCGGGTCGGGCGGGATGCATGCGCCGTCCTCGGTGCGGATGATGCTGGAGGTCTCGGTGAGTTGATATTCGGCCATCAGAGCCTCGCATTCGCTTTCAAGATACCAGCGCTTGGGTAGCTGACGAACACCGGACGGCCCGCCGTGTTGAAGTTGCTGCCGCCTGCAAGGGCAGGCGTGAAAACGATTTCATCGAGGGTCGAGTTGTTGGTGGTGATGCCGTTCGCCGATCCGCTGCCGCCTGCGGCACCGTCGAGCAGGTCTATTGTCGCCCCTGCCGGAATAGTCAGCGTCGGGATTGCGCGCATCGGAACGTGCAGCGACATCGTCAGTGACGCCGGTCCGACACCGTTGAGAACCACGCCCTTCAAGGCCAGCGCGCGTCCTTGCCAGTAATACCGCTGGCACGTCAGCAACTCGCTGGCATAGTCCGGCACCTGAAACGGCGGCGCGGCGCTGCCTTCGGTGAGGCTGACGTCGAACAACTCAAAGACGTTGCCGCCGGTGCCCATGAAATTGAATTGGGAAGCTGTGCCCCATACCTGTGTGGCAAGCCACGTATTTGCCGCTGTCTGATATGTTGTGCCCGCCATCAGGCACCAACGAACTTCCAGTCCGGTCGTACTGTCTTTGGCCCACGTCCCGGTTATGTCGCCAGTAAGGGTTACCGATTTGACGACATCGGTGTTGTCCTCACCTGCCGATATGACGTACTGCGCTACGTATCCTCGACTGGCAGCGTTGTAGAACGCGATACAATACGTTCCCGCCGGAGCCCTGACACCAAACTGCACCGTTATCGTTTTGGCGGCGGCGGTCCCGAAATTCAAATCCGCAGCACGCAGACCTTCGATCTTTGTATAGAAGAACACTATGTCGCCAGCGGCCACCGCCGCGTCGGCACTCGTGACGGTGACGCGCAGCCGGTTGGGGGAGCCCGCTGGCGTTACGCTCGCGACCTGTTGCGAGCTGAAGACACCTGTGGTCCCGGCCATTGCGGACGTGAACTGATCGACGGCATAGTAACCGGCCGCGGTGCTCGACGTGCTGCCATTCTCCTGCGACACCATCATCGCGCCGTTGAGGATGTAGTTCTTCTGCGTGACGTCGATGTTGGCTCTAGCCTGCGCCTGCTGGTTGGCGGTCAATCCCTGCGCCGTGTCGTAGCGCACCGCGCTTGACGCCGTCGCACCTTGCTGCTGCCACGCCACGCCATCCCAGACCCAACCTTGGTAGACTTGGCCTAGCGTCGGGGCGTTGGGGAAGTCGTAGGCCATGCCTCAGAGCCTCGCGCTAAAAATGCAATCGGCGAGCACGGTTGCGTTTATGGCCGCCCCCGTGAACCTGAACTCCGCGCCATCCACGGTTATCTGTGCGCTACCCAGTGTCGCGGCGGAAGTGCTGGAGTAGGTTATGTTAGCCAGACTTCCTGTAGGCGTTGCGCGCTTGACGGCGTGAGCGGAAAGCCAGCAGCCGTTAGTGCCGACAAAGTACGCGCGAAATAGGTTCTGGAGCTGTTTTTCGTAGTATCGCTGGCACAGCGTCAACTCGCTGGCGTAATCCGGCACCACGAACGGCGGCGCGACGGTGCCCTCGGTAAGTGATACGTCGAACAGATGAAAGACGTTGCCTAAAGTCCCCATGAAATTGAACTGGTTGGCCGTGGCAATAGTGGGACTTGCTGACCATGTGTTGGCGGCAATCGACGCTCCCGACATCAATGTCCAGACTATTTCAACCCCACCGCTGGCGTCCGTAACCCAAGTGCCTGTTGTGTCGAGCGTGAGCGTTACCGACTTTATAACATCCGTATTGGCTTCTCCCGCAGCGATAACATATTCCGCCACATAACCTCTGTTGTAGGCCGGGACATTTCGTAACGCGATGCAGTACGTTCCGGCTGGTGCTCTTATCCCGAATTGAATTGTAACTGTTTTTGCGTTGGCAGTGCCGAATTTAAGGTCCGCGATACGCGAGCCTTCTATCCGCGTATTGATTAATGCTATCTCGGTAGCGCCGACAGATGCATCCGCAGTCGCTACCGTGAAGGAAATTCTGTTAGGCCCACTAGGGGATGCTCCTACCTGTCCATATGACACCACGCCCGTCGTCACGCTTTGCTGGTACTGGAACATATCAACTGGATAAGAACCGCTTCCACTCAACGCCGTCGTTCCGTTCTCCTGCGAGATCATCATCGCGCCGTTGAGGATGTAGTTCTTCCTCGGTGCGGGCTGTGCGGCCCCGCTGGCAATTGCTACCCACTGCGTGGATGAGCCGTCGTTAAACCTGACGTAAGTTATTCCGGTGTCGCTTTCCCACCAAAGCGAGTTCGCGGCAGCGCCTACGGGAGCCGTGTCGCTGATAAGCACGGTGGAGGGTGAGAGTTCGACATATCCTCCAGATGAAGCGAGCCACCCCGCCGTGAAGCCGGACGGCACCGCGCCCAGAAAAGCCGTCGCGCCGAAGTTGGCGGTAAGGATGTTATTGGCGACGCCGCTGGTGCCACCGAATGTGAGGAATGGAACGATGGTGCCAGCCGGGATTGTAACGCCGAATGTCCCGGCTACCGGATCACCACCGGCCCCCGCGTTGATGGTCCCGTTCCAGTTACCTGACGGCGTATTGCGAAACCATATCTTGCGGTTGTCGAGATCGACGGCAACGCCCATCGTCTGTCCGCTTGTCCGCGTCGCAAAATATCCGCCCGCCACACTGCCGTTGCTGTAGACGGTGCCCGACCGAAACAGCATGTCGCCAGTCGTGGCGTTGCCGCCCATCGCCGTATATGTCGAGGCTGTCGTACCAACGCCAAAACCCGTGTTTCCGCCACCTGCGTCGGTCGTCCAGATCATTTCAAAATAGTGTTTGCCGCTGGCCTTGCCGTTAGCCGCCGCGACCTTCGCGCCCTGATCCGCCGACGTCGTGCCGGTGTTGGTGGCAACGAGGTTGCCGCCCGACAGCGTGACTGATGTGACGGTGGAAGCGTCCCACGTCGCATAGGTCGTGCCGCCACTTGCCGACCAGCGGTAGATCTTGTTGG